TATTTATTTTCTACTTGATCTAAATACTTTTGTACTAATGATCTAACTAATGTAGCTTTTGCTATATTATTTTTAATACAAAATTTATCTAGTCTATCATAAGTATCTGAACCTAAAGATAAACCAAACATTCCATACTTAATTGTATTAGAATTTCGTTTAGCTTTTTTTGGTACAGATTGTAAGATGTTTGTAACATCAATATTTATACTCATTTCTTACCTCTTTTTCGTTTAGTTGTTGTTTGTTTTTCTGGATAAACAATTGGTGATCTAAATTCATCAAGCCATTTGTTATGATCTTTCCAAGAAAACTTTTTTAATTTTTCATTTTTCTTTTTTATCATAAAACCAATCTTCAACCTTTCCTATTTTATATATATGCGTTCTTGATTTTTGTTTAGATGCAAATTCGGCAGCATCTTTTTCTTGCATAAAACATTGATTAGTAAATAGTTCCCATCTATCCTCCTTTTTTTTTGATTGTAAAATACAATACATTTATAAATCTCTAGATATACTAAACTTATCTGTATCGTTTATCATACCAGCAATAAAAACTAACATATGCCATACATAAATATCATAAGTCATAGCTCTAGTTTTACAAAAATTAAAACTAAGATCTTGACTATCATATTGTTTTTCTGTTGGTCTGTTTTTATTTAATACAAATGTTTCACAACCTGGATTACCATTCATAATTATTTCATGTTTAGTAATTTCAATAGATTGTAAATTTCTACCTGCAATTCCATCAATATAATAAGCTTCACCTTTAATTTGTTTCCATTGATCGTCAGTAAAATTAATATGTTGATGCCAGTAATTTGTATATCCCATGTTATTCCTTTCGTTTTGCTTTATCTAATTTATATTCGTATCTAGCGTCTTCGGCAGCTTCTACTTCATATGGTATTTCTTCAGTAGATACACCTAGTTCTGCTAAACCTTTTTCAAATTGTTCAGTATTAATCTTACATTCTGCATAATCAGTTTGTAAGTTTTCTAGGTTATCCAAGAAGTCTTGTTTAACTTTAGCCATTTAGTTACCTATATTGTTATAATTAATAAGATAAGAAAAAATAATAAAGTTACACAACTATAAAATTGTATACTTGTCATTATTCTTTAGCTTCTTTCTTATTAAGTTTAATTTCATATGGCAGTTCAATTTTCTCTGGCATATGTTTACTAATAGCTATACATAATCCTATGAAAGCTCTAATTGGAAACATAATTGCTGTCCATATCCATTGTGCTAATACATTCATTAGCCAGTTTTGTAGTTTATTCCACATATTATACCTCTTTTCTTTTATTGTTATTATACACTTATTAATTGTTATAGCAAGACATTCGGCAGCACCTCATGTTTTTGCCCCACCGAGTTTTGAAAAAATCCAAAACACGATAAAAAAATGCCCATGGCTCAGAGTCGAGCCACAGGCAATGTTTTTATTGTTATGCAGATAGCTTACGAGCTTCTGCTAACAACATATCTTTTTCAGCTTTATCGACATAAATCTTGTCAGTAACTGAACCTCTTTTTGCAACAGGTACATAAGATTTACCAAAAATATCTTTGTACTTATTCTCAAGAGTATCAACTATAAGCTGTGATCTTCTACAATTCAAAGACTGAACTTTGTTTCTGAAGATCAATGATGATAATTTACCTTTGGTAATTTCTGTACCAACATCATCTCTAACAGCTTCTCTAGTAAGTTCTTTAGTTTTATCTAGTGAAGCATTACACATTTCGTTGTGTCTATAAAAGCTACCGTAAATAGAATCGAAATTCCATTGAGCAATTCTAGACCAATCTTCGTTGTCTACGAAAGGTGTAATAATGGTATCTACTAAAGTATTGATACCATCTACCATACTAGTTTCTGATTCATCTAAAACTAGTTCCATATTAGCAAGTCTGCTATCTGGATCATCTCTGTAAGTTTCTTTTAATGTTGACATAATTTACTCCTTTTTGTTTGTTTCTTGGTTATTATTTAATTTATATACTGCGTATGCAATCAACCCAATAACCACAGGCGATAGCAGTATACTAAATACAGCACCTATAAAATAAAATGCCATAATCAATATCGATATACCTACAACTTTTAACAAGTTAGCTAACTTTGACATCTTCACCTCCATAACATGTTAGTTCATTATCAATTACAGTTATCTCATCAGTATTACCTACCGATTCAGCTACATCTCTTTTAATAGCTAACTCCTCAACTCTCTTGATTTTATCAGAATCTTTTCTTATCTTAAAATAAGTCATAAGATCTGAAACTCTTTCATTAATCATAATTACCTTTCAGTTAATAGTTAATATCTCCAATGTGTCACACACTGGTTACTCGAGCAGTCATCATGAGGCAAATTCGTATTTCACAGGGACACAGGGGTTGCACCCTGTGTGCGACCTTCGTGTCCTCGCTGAAAGCCTGTGAAATCGAAGCCAACTCATGATACAAGCGAGTAACTCCCCGTGTGTGTGAGGGGCCCATAGCGATACCGAGTAACGCAGAAAAGCGTAAAGCTTTTCGAGTAACGCAGGGGTTTCTCAGGCGAAGCCAATAGCGTAGGAGGATGCCTAGAAGTTTGCTCTGCAAACTGTCAGGCGAGTCCTTAGCGAATAAAGCAGCGACCTTCGGAGCTGCGTCAAGAGAAAATCGAGTATGGGACAGAAGGGTGTCGCTTGTCGACACTCCTATTAACCGAACGGAGTGAGGGCTAGCGACAAGGATCGTTACCCGAAGGGACAAGACCGAAGGGCTTGGGTGCGAAGCACTAGAGCCTGTTTGTCGCACATACTAGATATAGGGTTGTGAGTAGAGAACTACACAAGAAGACGAATATAATGCTTGACAGCAAGGAATCTACCCATTACGAACAGTTAGGGGTAGAATAATAAAGGCGTTATATGAGTGAACTTACAGAGAAACAGAAGAAGTTAGTAGATACCATCGTAACAACAGGATGTAGTATCAAGGATGCAGCTAAAACTGCAGGATATTCAAGCAAAGGAAGCGAAGAAGCAGGGAGAGTAAGTGCTTCTCGCACACTACGACTTCCAAAAGTACAGACCTATATGCAACAAGCAATAGCCCGAACATTAGGATTGGGCGCAGTGAGTGCGAGTAGGAAACTTATCGACCTGTCTAGTGGAGCTAGATCAGAGTATGTACAACTCGAAGCAAGTAGGGACATACTCGACAGAGTAGGACTAAGAGCTCCCGACAAGGTAGCACATAATATCCAAGGGGACATTAAGATTAACATCGACCTAAGTTAAAAAAGTGACGGTACAGCGTACCGACTTTGCCCCACTCGGAACGAGGGGGTGGGGGCAAAAACGCCATCGTCTAGATGACTAGTGGACTTACACACACAACAGGGTTGATTTAAAGCATGCACTAGAGTACAAGAAGGAATGGCTAAAAAGAAGTTCGATATCAATAAGCTTGCCCATGAAACAAGGGCGAAATACAAAAGGACTAGTATATCTAGTCGAAGGCCAAAGAAAAGTTCTATGAACAAGGCCAAGAAAAGGGATTTTAAAAAATATAATAAGCAAGGAAGATAATGTTAAAAAAATATTTAAAACAGCTACAGGTTTTATCATTATACTACAGAGAAGGAATTGTAGGATTCTGGTTAGGATTACTAACTGGTATTATGATAAGTGCGTTTTATTTTTTTTAACCCAAAGGTAAGGTTTAATTATGGTTGCTAAAGTATATCAAAATCCTAAAGGTGGTTTAAATGCTAGAGGTAGAGCTTTCTTCAAAAGAAAAGAAGGTGCTAATTTAAAAGAACCTGTTAAAAAAGGAACTAATCCTCGTAGAATATCATTTGCTGCAAGATTTGCAGGAATGAAAGGCCCAATGAAAGATGAAAAGGGTAGACCTACTAGAAAAGCATTAGCATTAAAAGCATGGGGATTTGGATCTGTTGCAGCTGCAAGAAATTTTGCAAACAAAAATAAAAAATCAGCATAGGAGATAAAATGGCTAAAAGAGGTTTGTATGCTAACATACATGCGAAAAGAGAAAGAATCAAAAAAGGCTCAGGTGAATCTATGAGAAAACCTGGAGCAAAAGGTGCACCTACATTAAAAGCATTTAAACAATCAGCAAAGACAGCAAAAAAAAGTAGAGCCTAACAATGAACTACATTGTTAAAATTTGGCAAGGTGATACCTTAAAAAAAGAAATATTGTTTTCTGCTGATAATGATGTTATAGCTATGCAGAAATGTAGTGCTGCTATTCCAGATGGATGTAGAGCTACATATTATGAAATAACACAAGAGGAGAAACAATGCCTTACGGAAAAGGAACCTACGGTTCAAAAAGAGGAAGACCTGCAAGCAAAAGCAGTGGAATGAGTGCAAAGCAAAAAACATTACCTACAGCTTTAAAGAAAAAAATAATGGCGGCCAAAAAAAGTAAATAGTGGCTACTAAAGAAGAAAAAATTTGGATGGACAAAGTTGCTCAATTGGGTTGCTTTGTCTGCCAAAGCCCAGCAACATTACATCATATAAGAAATAGAGGTGATGGAAAGGGTAACATTGGTATAGGAATGAGAGCTTCACATTTTGAAGTAATTCCATTATGCCATGAACATCACCAAGGAAATACTGGAATACATCTTGATAAAAAAAATTTTGAAAATAAATATGGTACAGAAAAACAAATACTAGATATTGTTAGAGAAAGAGTTATTGAACAAGATGAACTAAGCAGTTTTAATTTATTATGAGTTTTTTAAATAATTTATCATTAAAAGATAGAAACAGATTAAGAGCTATTGTTAAAAAAACACATTTAAAATATTATCCAACACACATGATAACTAATTATGAAGCTGATAAATTAGTAGAAGCTTTTGGAGAAGAAACTATCTACAATATGCTGAAAGCAAATGTAGGTACAAATGTCGATTAATTTTAGTTATAAACCAGAAGGTAACATTCTAAAAAAATTTATGAAGTCTGACGACTTCTTTAGAGGTTTACGAGGGCCAGTAGGTTCTGGTAAATCTGTATCTTGTTGTATAGAAATATTTAGACGAGCATTATTACAAGAAAAAAATGCACAAGGTGTTCGTAAATCTAGATGGGCAGTTATAAGAAATACTAACCCTCAACTTAAAACAACTACAATTAAAACTTGGTTAGACTGGTTTCCAGAAGATACTTGGGGAAACTTTGCTTGGTCAGTACCTTATACACATAAAATTATTAAAGGTGATATAGAACTAGAAGTTATATTTTTAGCTCTTGATAGACCAGAAGATGTTAAAAAACTATTATCTCTTGAGCTTACTGGTGTCTGGGTAAATGAAGCTAGAGAAATACCTAAGTCAATTATAGATGCTTGTACTATGAGGGTAGGAAGATTTCCAAGTATGAGAGATGGTGGTGCTACATGGTATGGAGTAATTGCAGATACCAACGCACCAGAAGAAGATCATTGGTGGCCAATTATGGCAGGTGATGTTCCTGTACCAGATCACATATCAAGAGATGAAGCTCTTATGTTAATTAAACCTGATAACTGGAGTTTTCATACACAACCACCTGCTTTAATAGAAAAGAAAAACAAAGAAGGTTTTACAGAAGAATATGTACCAAATGATAATGCAGAAAATAAAAAAAATTTAACACCCAAATATTATCCTAATATTATTCGAGGTAAAACAAAAGGTTGGATTGATGTTTATGTTTTAAATAAACTCGGTAGCATAGAAGAAGGTAAACCTGTATATCCAAACTACAGACAAGAAATACATCTTGCTGCTGAAACCATTAAACCAAATGTTAGTCAAACTTTGTTTATTGGAATTGACTTTGGATTAACACCTGCTGCTGTCTTTGGACAGAAGACTGCATTAGGTAGATGGAATATTATAAATGAACTTGTATGTTTTGATATGGGTGTTATGAGATTTTCTGAACTCCTAAGAGGAGAGATAGCTAAAAATTATAAAAACTTCGATGTTCAAATATTCGGAGATCCTGCTGGAGATTTTAGATCTCAGACAGATGAAAGAACACCATTTTCTATTATGAGAAACTATGGATTGAAAGCTGTACCTGCACCATCCAATGATGTTGCTTTAAGAATAGATTCTGTAGATTCAGCATTACAAAGATTAATAGATGGTAAAGCAGGATTCTTAATTGATCCCCAATGTATCAATCTTAAAAAAGGATTTAATGGTGGTTATCATTATAGAAGACTTCAAACATCTGGAGATAGATATGATGAAAAACCTTTTAAAAATAGATATTCTCATGTTCATGATGCATTACAATATTTAATGATGGGTGCTGGTGAAGGTAGAACTTTATTAGCTGGAAGATCACAAAGTAAACCTGTAGTCGCTAAAAAAGAATGGGATGTATTTGCAGGACAAAAAACACAAAAAAGAAAAGTATGGGATCTGTTCAAGAGGAATGGTTAATCTATTTTCATAATAGAGGAACTCAAAGATATGCTAAATGGATATGGTGGTGGAAACCAAAACCAGGATTTAGTCATTGTGGAGCTTTAAAATATATACCAGATTTAGATGTTTGGGAACATATTGAGTTTACTCATGCAGGTATAAAAACTAGTTATTTAAATAAACAAGAATCTAAAGAATTTTTAAATTATTTATATGATTTTGAAATATTAGTATGCCCTGTAAAAGATGATTGGCATTTGTTTAGAATAAAAGAATTAAGCTGCGTATCGTTTATTATGAGATTAATTGGATTTTACAGATGGTATATTATTACTCCATGGCAACTATATTGTGCGTTGCGAAAACAAGGATATAAGCGATTTTGGAGTAAACCCGAATTTAAAAAGGAACTTCTATGAGTGGTGATGGTGGCAATAAAGGTAGTAACAATGATACTTACCAAACAAGTAGGGAAATTGGTTTAACTACCCAAAATATTAAAAATCAAAAAGCTAGAGATAAAGCTATACAAGAAGCTAAACAACAAGCTTTTCAAGATCAACGTGCTTACAATGTAAGACGTGCTACTGGTAAAGGGCCACCTTCTGTACAAGTAGCAACTAACATTTTAAATAAACCTTTACAAAAAGGTGCACAATATACTGGTAATTTTTTTACAACTAAAGTTTTAACTTCATCAAAAGCTAAAAAAAATATTGGTTATACCAAAGAAGAATTTGATAAACTGTCTGTTGAAAAACAAAACGAAGTTTATTCTGGATATATGGAAAACAGAATGGCAGGTAAAACTGATGCGTATGGTAACCAGATTTCTACTGGTGGTGATAGGGGTGGGCAAACACAAACTAAAACTCAAGCTCAAATAGAAGCTGAAAATGTTGCAGCACAAAAAGCTGCACAAGCAGAAGCAGATCAAGCTTCAGCAGAACAAGCTGATGCTTATAAGAAAAAAAGATTATCAATAACATCATCTAGATCTTTGTTTGCTAAATCTGGTGGTAGTGGATTTTTTAATTAATGGATTATTTAAATAACTCAGAAATGAATTACGGAACATCAGATAAAGCATCTGAAATTTTAAAAAAATATAAAGAAGCTCAAAGTATAAAAGATTATTGGAAAGATAAATTTGAAGAAGCATATGAATATTGTCTTCCAAACAGAGAATCTTTTTATGAAGAAGCTCCTGGTCAAAAAAGAACTGATAAGATTTTTGATGAAACTGCTGTAGTTGGTGTACAAGAATTTGCATCAAGATTACAAGCAGGTATAACTCCTACATTTGCTAGATGGGCAGACTTCCAAGCTGGATCAGAAATACCACAAGGACAAAAAGCAAGTATTAATTTAGAGTTAGATAAAATTACAGATTATGTTTTTCAATTATTACAACAATCAAACTTTAACCAAGAAATACATGAATCATTTATGGATCTTGCAATTGGTACAGGAGTTATGCTTGTTGAAGAAGGTGATGCAATTAATCCAATTAAATTTACAGCAGTACCATTAACTAGAGTTTGTTTAAACACAGGCCCAGATGGTACAATAGATTCTGTATACAGAACAAGATATTGTAAACCACATGAAATTAAAATTTTATATCCTAAAGCAATATTACCAGAAAATTTTGATCCATTAAAAAATAAAAATAAAATTAAAATTATAGAAGTTGTTTACAAAGTGTATGAAGAAAATGTAGAAAAATATAAAATGTGTATCGTTATGGAAAATCCAAAACATATTTTATATGAAGAAATGTTTGAAGGAGAAGGATCAAATCCATATTTAGTATTTAGATGGAACAAAGCTTCTGGAGAAGTTTATGGTAGAGGGCCAGTATTTAATGCAATGGGTGCTATTAAAACTTGTAATCTTACAATAGAATTAATTTTACAAAATGCACAGATGTCAGTATCTGGAGTATATACTTATGAAGATGATGGTGTAATTAATCCAGATAATATATCTTTAGTACCTGGATCTTTAATACCTGTAGCTCCTGGTAGTAGAGGTTTATTGCCTATACAATCAGCATCTAATTTTGATGTAGCTCAATTAGTATTAAATGATATGAGAACTAATATTAAAAAAGCTTTATACATGGAAGCTCTTGGTAGACCAGAAGGAACTCCTATGACAGCAACAGAAGTTTCTGAAAGAATGGCAGATCTATCAAGACAAATTGGTTCTTCTTTTGGAAGACTACAATCTGAATTAATAACTCCATTATTAAAAAGAATAATTAGAATTTTATCTAAACAAGGTAGAATAGACATCCCTAAAGTAAACGGTAGGGAAGTTAAAATAGCTCCAAGATCACCTCTAGCACAAGCTCAACATTTACAAGATGTTGCAGATGTAACTAGATTTAATGAAATTATTGGAGCAACATTTGGCCCACAAATGGTTAATCTAATTGTAGACCAAAATACAACTGCAAAATATTTAGCTGAAAAAATGAATCTTCCTGAAAAGTTAATTAGAAATGAGGAAGAACAACAACAGCTAGTGCAGCGTTTACAACAAATGCAAACAACACCAGAAGGAGGTGAAGCTCCACCAGGAGCATAATATGGCTTGGAAAGACTTAGAGAAAGAGAAACCCAAGATAACAAATAGTATTGATGGTTATGTAAGATCTGCTGAAGAAGAACAGATTTTAAATAAACATTTTGCCAATGTCTTTAAAGGAGATGAAGGTAAAAAAGTTCTAAACTATTTGCAATCAATAACAATAGAAGCTGTTGCTGGCCCTAATATAGATAGCAACAGATTATTTCACCTAGAAGGAATGAGATTTCTTGTAGGTATAATTAAAACAAGAATAACCAAAGGAGAACAAGATGGCAGATGATAATGCTAATACAGCACCAGTCGCTACTGAAAAACCTACAGAAGCTACTAAACCAGAATTTATACAAGATAAGTTTTGGGATCCAGAAAAAAATGAAGTTAATATTGAAAACTTAGCTTCGTCTTATAATTCATTAGAATCTAAATTAGGTTCTAGAACAGAAGATTTAACTAAACAAATTAAGATAGATCTTGAAAATGAAAAACTATCAAATGTTCCAGAAGAATATAAATTAAATGTTCCAGAGCTTAATGATAATGTACAATTAGAAATTAGCAATGAAATGCCTATTGTACAATGGTGGAATAATCATGCTAAAAATGCAGGTCTATCTCAAGAACAATATGATGAAGGTGTAAAAGCATTTGTAGAAAATGCTACTGCTAATCTTCCTAATGCTGATCTTGAAATTCAAAAACTTGGAGATTCAGGTAGAGAAAGAATAGAAGCTGCTGAACTTTGGTCTAAAAAACATTTAAGTCCAGATGCTTATAGTTCTATATCTAATTTTGCAGCAACTGCTGAAGGTGTAAAAGCTTTAGAAGAAATTATGAAACTTACTAAAGATAGCAATATGCCTACAACTCAAACACAAGTTGATGTAACTGCTGATATAGATGATTTAAAATCTATGTTAAAAGATCCAAGATATTGGGATTCAAGTAGACGAGATCCTAGTTATGTTAAACGAGTAACAGAACTTTATGAAAAAGCATATAAAGGCCAAGAAAAATCATAAGTTTAATTATAAAAAACTTAAAAAGCCAATTAAATGGCTAGATTGTGTTTCTCAAACTGGTTGGTTATCTGCGGCTCAAATGAAAGCTGCAGAACCAGCAGTTTGTACAACAGGTGAGTTTTGGATTTATAAAGATACAAAAGAATATATAACTTTATTTGGTACATATTCTCAAGATAAAGATGGAACAATAGAATTTGGAGAAGTAATTACTATTCCTAAAAAATGGATATAATTGTGCGTTGCTAAGTATAACCTTTGTAGAATATTGGTTAATCAAGACCTTTAGTATGCCAATGATTGCCCTTAACTGGATAACAATCCCCTGCATAAAAAAGATAATCGGTAATTAATAACAACTTAACAACGAGGAAAATATAATGGCAACATCAATAACTAATGCCTTTATAACTCAATTCGAAGCTGAAGTTCACATGGCTTATCAAAGAATGGGTTCTAAGTTAAAGAATCTAACAAGAACTGTGAACGGTGTTAATGGTAATACTGTTAAGTTTCAGAAAGTTGCAAAAGGTTCTGCAAACACTAAAGCAAGACATGCTGAAGTAGTTGCAATGGATCTAGCTCACAGCAATGTGTCAGCAACTTTAACTGATTACTATGCAGCAGATTACGTTGACAAGTTAGACGAGTTAAAGGTAAACATTGACGAAAGACAAGTAGTTGCAAATTCAGCAGCTTACGCTTTAGGTAGAAAAACTGATAGCGTAATTACTTCTGTAATGGAAAACGCAACTCAACTTGCTAATAACTCAGCTGGTGCAAGTACTGGAATGAACCTACAAAAAGCTCAGGCTATGATGGAACTTTTCAATACTAATGATGTACCAGATGATCAACAAAGATACTGGGTAGTTGGGCCTAAACAATGGTCTGACCTAATCAACCTAGATCAATTCTCAAGAGTCGAGTATGTGGGAGAAAGTGAACTTCCTTATGCTGGTGGTATGACTGCTAAGAGATGGTTAGGATTCTTATGGTTTGTACACAGTGGACTAGAAACTTCTGGTTCTACTGATAGACATACTGTAGCTTTCCATAAATCATCAATTGGTATGGGAATTGGTTCTGATGTAAAAACTGAAGTAAACTATATACCAGAAAAAGTTTCTCATTTAATTACTTCTATGCTTAGCATAGGTGGTACTTTAATTGATTCTGATGGTATTAGAATACAGAAGTGTGCAGAGTAATAACTAAGGAGAATATAATATGGCTTACGCAACTGATAATCCAATCAAAAAGGTAGCTCAGATGGGTGGTAACTCTCTTTGGTTTTACACTGACGGAGATGCTATCGCAACTGTAGCTGCAAGTGGTTACTTTAATAGTGCATATGCTGAATTGAAACAAGGTGATCTAATTCTTTGTTCTATCGGAATCGGTGGAACTCCAGAAGCAGATTTACTTACTGTTACATCAGCAAGTGGTGCAACTACTGTAACAACTGCAAAATTAGCATAGTCTAATTAGATTTGGGGGAGAAATCCCCCAAGTCATTTTTTTTATTTATTATTATGGCAACAACAAATATAGATATATGTGCAAGAGCTTTAGTTATGATAGGTGCACAACCTATTACATCTTTTTCTGATGGAAGCACAGAAGCATTAGTTGCTAGTAACATTTACGAAGATATTACAAAAGCTGCTCTTACTAGATGTAGATGGAGATTTTCTACAACACAACAAACACTTTCATTATTAGCAGCAGCTCCTACTGGAAGATATGATTATGGTTATCAAATACCAACTAATCCAGAAGTTTTACAAATTAATACAATTACAGTAAATGATATTGTAATTCCTTATTCAAGATACAAAGATTATATTTATGTAAATGGTTATGGTTCTAATAACACATTAGTTATGGATTATATTTACAGAGTAGATGAAGGTTATTTTCCACCACATTTTATATTAGCTTTAGAATATGAATTAGCATCTATATTTGCAGGTTCTGTTGCTAGAGATTCTGCAATGATTAGACAGTTTAAAGAATTAGCTGAAAGACAATTTTTAATTGCTAAAAATATTGATGCACAAGAAACTACTACAAAAGTTTTAGATTCAAATAGATTTATTAATCTGAGAAGATCTACTAGAACGGATGCATAATGGGAAGAACATTAAAAAGTGTTATAACCAATTTTTCGTCTGGAGAACTTAACCCATTATTAGCAACAAGAACAGATGTACCATCTTATTTTCAAGGTGCTAAACAATGTAGAAATTTTGCATTATTAGCAGAAGGTGGTTTAATGAGAAGACCAGGTACTTCTTATCTTGCAACATTACCTGCAGAATCTAGAATAATACCATTTGTTTTTTCTGAAGATGAAATAGCTATTATAGTTTTATCTAATCAAAGAATGGATGTTTATAATATAAATGGTACAGCATTAACAAGTAATTATACAACTAATTGTAATTGGACAACAGCTCAGTTATTTGAATTAAACTTTGCTCAATTTGGTGATACTATTTTTATAACACATAGAAATAATCCTATTAGAGAAATATACAGAGAGTCAGCATCATCTTTTATTGTAAGAGAATTTGCTTTTAAAATTAATGAAGATGTTGTTGTTTCTGGTGCTTATAAAACTGATACACCTTTTTATAAATACGAACATGCAATTACAACATTAACTATTAATACAGCAGCAACTGGTACAGGTAGAACTGTTACATCTTCTTCTGGATTTTTTACTTCTGATTATGTTGGACATTATTTAACTATAGATGGATCTCAAGTTAAAATTACTGGATATACAAGTCCAACAGAAGTAACTGTAACTGTAATTGAAACAATAGCTGGTGGAACTGGCCCACATTTTGAATGGAAAGAAGAAGCTATTTCTGCTCCAAGAGGTTATCCTCAAGCAGTTACATTTCATCATAATAGATTATGGTTAGGTGGATTAAAATCTAGACCTGCTGGAATACTTGCATCTCATATTGGAGATTATTTTAATTTTGATGTAGGTACTGGATTAGATTCGGAAGCTATAGACTCTGATATAACAGGTAATGCAGTCAATGAAATAAGACACATGTTATCTGGAAAAGATTTACAAGTGTTTACTGATGGTGGAGAATATTATATTCCAGATAATACTAATAATACAATTACTCCTGCTAATATAACTGTATTAAGACAAACACCTTATGGTATTTCTAGAACAGCACCACATATGTTTGACCAAGCTACAGGCTTTGTACAAAAAAATGGTAAAGCTGTAAGAGAGTTTGTTTATTCTGATTTAGAAGATGGATATAAATCTACTGCTGTATCTATACTTGCTCAACATTTAATTGATAGCCCAAAAGAAATTGCTATTATGAAAGGTAATAACACAAGACCTGAACAATATGCTTTTTTTTTAAATAATGGTACTACATATCCTGGAACATTATCTATATTTCATTCTGTAAGAGATGAAAAAATTGCAGGTTGGGTTCAATGGTCTACAAGAGCTAATGATTATTTTCAATCTATTGCAGCTTTAAATGAAAATTTAATTGTTATTATGAAAAGAGTTTTAAATGGAGCAACAGTTTATACATTAGAAAAATTTGCAGATGATGATAGTGAAACATTAGATTGTCAAACTTTATCTACATTAAACCAAAGAGGTACACCTTTAGTACAAGGTGGAAGTCAAACTGGTTCTGTATTAGTAGTAGATGGATTTACATCTGATCCAAAAATTAACGAAACATTTACAATAGCTGGAAATGCAACAGAATATACTATTCAAGCTGTAACAAATAACGGAGGTGGATCTTATGATTTAAATTTAAATCAAGCGTTAGCTGTTACACCTGCTGATAATGCTGTAATTACTTTAGAAAAAGGATTTTTACATAATGTAAATAGCATATATACTAATGAATCTATTAATGTTGTTGATGCTAATAGTTCTATTGGTTCATTTACTGTATCTGGATCTAATCAAATAACTTTAACAAATGCACCAAAAGATACTGGACTTAAAGTTGGTTTTAACTATATTCCAATTATTGAAACTATGCCAATAGATAAAGAATTACCAGAAGGCCCATTAACAGGTCTACCAAGAAGAATTTCAAGAGCCATTGTGGACATTAACTCTACCCTTGATATGACTATTAAAGCTGCAGATAGCACCTCTAAAGCATTAGTTATTCAACAAGTTAATTTTCAAGGTGGCTCTGATCTCACACCTGTAACAGATAAAAAAGAATTTTTCTTTTTAGGTTACAGTAAAAATCCAACAGTAACAATAAGCCAAGATGATCCATTACCAATAAAAATCTTGGGTATGTCAGTGGAGGTAGTTTTTGCATGAGTGCTGATCCAGTCACAATGTTTATTGTATCTGCAGCAAAAGCAGTTTACGATATAAAAGAATCTAAAAAACAAGCAGAAATAGAAGCTCAAAGATATGAAGCTCAAAAAAAAGCTGCAAAAGATATTGCTGATCAAGAAGCAGCAGAAAGACGAGAACAATATAGAATAGCTATTGCTGCTAATAAAGCAACACAAGCAGGTTCTGGTTTTTCAATGGATAGTAGATCATTTTTAAATATACAAAAAGATGTAACAAAAACATTTGAAAAAGACCTTGCTACTATAAGATTAAATGTTGGTACTAAAGTTGGAGATATTGGTTATGCACAAGATATAGCTGCATCACAAAGAAGAAAAGAACAATTTGGTGGATGGACTAGTATTGCTAGTGCAGGTTATGAATATAAAGCTAAAAAAGATTTATACGAGAGTTAATTATGGCATTAAAAAAAGAAGGAACACAAATTAAAATACAAGCACCTAGTGGTAATATACCTTATGTACCTGCAAAAAGTTATGTAAGTATAGCTGCTGATGCATTTGCACCTACATTAACTAGATTACAAAGAGAAGCAGATCAAACAGCTCAAGCTAATTATTTTCAAGATTTTCAAATAAAAACTAGAGATCAATTTGAAAAATTTAGAAATGATTTTTCTATGGATCCAGATAAAATGAAAGCTGCTGTAGATACATATTCTCAAAGTTTATTAGAATCTGTACCTGCTGCATATAAAATACAAGCTAATGCAATGTTAGCTGGTTATAGTCAAAACTCTGTAATATTTGCATCAGGTAATAAAAGACAATTTGATAATAATAAATTATTTTCTGACAGAGATACTAAATGGAATAATTTTAATACAGAAGCAGAGTTCTCAATGAGAAACTTTAATAATACTGAAATGGAATTAGCAATACCAGGTATTAATAAACAATTTATAAATAGTGTTTTACAAATAAATGAAATAGCTCATGAAGATTATGAAAATTTAGTATTATCAGGCAAAATGAAAGAAAAAGATCATGTTGCTAATATTAATTCTCAAACAGAAGCTTTATTAACTTCAAGAGGATTTCATATAATGATGAGTCTTTACAATAATGGACAAGAAGTACAAGCATTAAATTGGTTAAATGATTTTATGAATGATAAAGATCAATATGATGCATACATTGATGATGAAATGACAAATAATCCAATGTATAAAGTTGTTAGAGGATTATATGAAGATGATGATGATAGAGCAAGAATTGGAAATAATATTCTTAAAAAATTCAAAGCTTTTCATAGAGATGCTATTTTTGGTAAAACAAAAAAACCAAATATAGATTTAGAAATGTTTAAAGAACCTGGTGGTATTTTAGCAATAGAAAAATTTAAAGGTGGCGATGTTAGTATGGATGAAATAATGAGCCAATTACCTCAAATAGATATAGGTTCTACAAAATACAATGAATTAGTTAAATATGTTGCTAATGCAAATAGAGTACAATCTATTGTTTCTAAAACAATGCAAAATCCAGAAACAATATACAATTTTGAATCTGATGAAGATAAAGAAATGTGGGCTAAAGCTATAATGGCAAATAATGGAATTAATAAAGTACAATATTCAGATTTATCAACTGATAGTTTTAAAACTGCAATAAATGTATTTGCAGGTCAAGATTATTTTCCAGAAGAAGTTAGAAAGTATTTAACTTTAAGTGATGCTGGATCTTTTAAAGATGAAGGTACATTAAATAATTTTATGGAAAAAGCATTAATGTATCAATATGTAAGTAATAATGAATTGTTTCCAAATGTAGGATATAATCCTTTATATCAAAAAGCTTTAGATACTGGAGTTGTAGATGCTATAGCTAATAAAGATTTTAATAGAGCAAGTTCTATTTTAGAATCATTACAAAGTGAAAACTATGAAAAAAAATTAGAAAATATAACAGCTCAACATGATGGTAATAATAAAAGTTTTGAATACATGTTTAATGCTCAGTTACAATCACCAAATGCTTTTTTAAAATTTTTTCAAAATAAAAAAGATCCATTACATGACAATTTGTTTGCTGCTGGAGATCAAACTACTTGGTTAGCTTGGGAACCAAAAGAAATTATACCACCTAATGCTATGGCTCAATTAAAAGGTATGTGGCATCAAGAAATGACAGCTATGACTGTAGGTGAAAATCCAGATATATGGTCTGATCAAAATAGTCATTTAAGATCTAAAGCTTTTAATAGAGTAATGAAAAGAATGGAAGAAGAAGGTTGGGGTATTGAAACAAATACTATGGATGGTAAACCTAAACTTGTTAAAAATCCATTTTGGAAAACTTATGGTAATTTAGATAATAATGATGTTTATGCTGCTATTAAAGAAGATTTTATGAATCTTTCAAAAAGTGAACAAATATCAAAATACAATACAAATAAATTTGAAGAAGTTGAAAACTATTTTAGACAATATGCTGATAACAAAGATGGTTTAGTTAAAATATCTATTGATAGACAAACTTACAAAGATGAAAAAGGACAACATGCTTATAAATTAAGTATGCATATTGGAGATGATATGATTACTTTAGATAAAAATTTTCAACCTGCTGCATGGACTAATTTAGTAGATAAAGATGTACCTTCAAGTAATGCACAATTAATTAATCATACTACAAACCAGATATACGAAGATTTTAAAAAAACAAGTTGGTATGATAAATTACCAGAAGATAAACAACATTGGACTAAAAGAGCAATATATTCAGTAATTAGAAATGGTATTAAATTATCTGATTATAGATTTTATCCAGATATACCAGGTATAGATGATGTACCTGCAGAAATAAAACCTTTTGCTTGGATAGCTAAAACACTTGGTTTTGATGGTGATCTAAGAGAAATAAGAACTGAATTACAAATGGCAGCTAATACAGCAAATGAAAATTTATCTTATCAAAAGAAAATTAATTTAAATAGAGATTTATCAGATGCAGAAAAAGTAACTGAATCTTTAATGCCACCTGAAAAAACTGTAATGACAGAAAATGCTATGAGTTTAAATTTTAAACAATGGGCATTAGATAATTATCAAAATACAGATTTAAGATTAACGCATAGAACTAATAACTGGACAGCTGTATCTTCTTCTGGTTGGGATGGTGAAATACCATTAAACTATCAAAGAGATAGTAGAAAGTTTGCAGTTTTTGCACATCCTAAAAATAGTATAAGAGCTGCAGTTAAATCATTACTTAACCATTCTACATTAACTAATAGTATTAATAATATAGATAAAAGATATGGATCTGAACCTACTTATGATGAAATATTTAAAATGTATGCAGAAGATAACGCAAGTTATATAAATGCTTTAGAATCTAAAACTAAATTTGATCGTAATGATACTGTAGATTTATTAAATAGTAATGAACTACATTCTTTACTTAAATTTATTGTACAGCATGAAATGGGTAAAGAGTATTATTTAGAAAAATTTGGTAAACAAAATCAATATGTAAATTCTGTAATTTTCCAAGGTATTAATGATGCAATTAATTCTTACAATGGTGAATTAGGAAAATTATAATGGCAGTTTTTTTTCCACAACCAATAACTCCTTCTGATTTAATTCAGAAAGAACAAAAACCTATTCAATACAATTTTACAGATGCATGGGATGGTTTTAAACAAGAAAACCTAACTGCAATGGCAGTACAAAAAATGATGGATAATTCTGATTTTCCAGAAGAAGAAAATTACAATCCATCAAATGATCCACAATTAAAAGGTTATAAAGATTTTATGCATCATTTTTATTTTAGTAAAAGTAGTGCAGAAACAAGTGCATTAATAAACAAATTACAAGCACATCAAGATACTAACTATGCATCTCCTTGGTATTATTTAGGAAGAATAACTGGTGCAGTATTAGATCCTTCTACATTATTATTTTTTACTAAATTTGGTCAAGCAGCTAAAATTGCTGGAACAGCAATGGTAGCAGAAGAAGTTGCAAAACAAAATATAGATCCAATAAGAGATGATAGTTATTTAGGTGCTGTTGCTGCTTATGGTTATACTGTACCATTTTTACTTAATAAATTATCAGCTCCAACACCTATTAGTACACAAAGAAAAATTAAAGAATTAGATGATAAATGGGTAAGCAATCAAACTGTAAAAGATACAGATATTGCTATTGATGGTACTTTTGTTAAACCAAATAGAATGGATCCAAATCCTACATCTGTTGGTTCAGAAGGTATAGCAAAACCTATTAGACAAACAGCTAAAGAAAAAATGGAAGGTGAAGGATTTATAAAATCTAATTTAAATATTTTTGGTGAAGATGGGCCATGGACACCTGTATTTAGAGTAATAAAACAAAAAACTTCTTTAACTGCTAAAACTATTATGAGTGATCTTTTAGATACTCCATTGTTAAAATTAAAAAATACTAAAGAGTGGGGATTTCAATCTTCAGGTAAATCAATTGAAACAGATATGCGTATGATGAGAGTGGGTGAAATAGAATCTCATAAATTAGTTAAAGATGAATATATTAATTACATTAAAAGAGTACAAGGTACTGAAAAAGTACCTCAAACTAATTTAGGTTTAGCTTTACATAATAAGATGACTAAAAATACTCAACCACAAATGATGGATAGAATGTCATTAGATCAATTTAGTCACGAAGTTACAAGAGCTAGATTAAATGGTTTTAATCATGCTGTTCCAGAAGTATCTAATGCTGCTAGACATACACAGAAAAAAGTATATGGCCCACTATTTGAAGAAATACAACAATTAAAAATAAGAGAAATGCCTATAATTTCTGAATTAAGATTTTGGGAATCACAATTAAAAACAATGAGAAAAAAAGGTGAAATGTCTAAAACATATACATCTAAAGTAGACGGTGTACAAGAAACCTATAATATTTCTAGAATTGAAAAAACTATAGATGAATTAAATCAAAGATTAAAAAATGTTAAAACAAGAGGTGTTAATGATTACATTAATATTATTTATGTTAAAAATGCTATAGAAAAAAATCCAGCTAGATTTAAAGATATTGTTAAAGGACACTTTAAAAGAGCTGGTGTTTTAATTAATGAGTCTAAATTAAATCAATTAGTAAAAGATTTATCTGGTCATTTTCCATTTGTAAGATTTGAAAAAACTGTAGGTGATTTAACAGAAAGATATGCATTTAATAGACCTAGATATGCTAGAGCTGTTAGAGCTAGAGAATTAAATTTAGATAGAATAGCTCAAGAAGAATTACTTGATGGTGGTTTTATAATGAGTGATATTTTTGCTTTACAAAAAACTTATGCAAGACAAATAATACCAGATATTCTTCTTACAAGAAAATATGGAGATCCTAATGGATTAGGTGTTAGATTTATTGAAGATGGTGAAATGTCTGGTTTTAATCCTGGATTAATTACAGTAGCTAATGAATATAACTTTAAACTTATTGGTAAAAAAGGAAAAGCTAGAGATGCATTAATTAAAGAAAGAGATCAAGTATTAACAGATCTTGAAGCTGGTATAGAATTAATTAGAGGTACTTATGGATTACCTGCTAATCCTCATGCATGGTCTTCGGTAGCAATGAGAACTATGAAACATTACAATGCATTAACTATGCTTACAGGTTTTGCAGCAGCAATACCAGATGTAGCTAGAACTGTTATGACTTCTGGTATAAAGCGTGGATTTAAAACACAGTTCGAAATGTTTTCAGATTTTTTAGATGGTGGAACTATATTTAAAATGGGTAAAAAAGAAGCTCAATCATTTGGTGAAGCTGTTGATATGGTTACAGGACAAAGAGCAATGTTATTTGCTGATGTAGGAGATATGTTTGGTTTAGCATCTAAATTAGAAAGTGGTTTAGGTAAAGCTTCTGCATTTAATTTTATGTATGTAAACCTTATGTCTAGATGGACTGAAATGGCTAAATCTATGGCATCAGTTACTATTGGTTCTAGAATTTTAGAAGACTCTATTAGATGGACTAAAGGTTCTTTACCAGATAAATGGAAAACTGCATTATCATCTTCTGGTATAAATCAAGATATGGCTAGAAGAATAGCTGTACAATTTGAAAAACATGGTGAAAAAACTAAACATAATTTTATGGCAAACACTGCTAAATGGGAAGATGAAGCAGCTGTTGATGCTTTTGGTGCAGCATTAAACAAAGATATAAATATAACTATTGTAACTCCAGGTTTAGGAGATACTCCATTATGGATGAGTTCAGAACTAGGTTCTACATTTGCACAGTTTAAAAAATTTGCAATATCAGCTACTCAAAGAATGTTAATGAGAGGTATGCAAGAAAAAGATTTAGATTTTTTATTTGGTTCTATGTTATTAATGGGATCTGGTATGCTTATAGATAAAATCTATACAGAGTTTAGATTTGGTAGAGATTATTCAAAACAATCATTAACAACTAAATTGTTAAATGCTTTTGATAGATCTGGTTTAGCTGGAATATATACTGATATTAATAAAGCTATAGAAACTTTAACTGATAACAGAATTGGAATTGGCCCTTTAGTAGGAGAAAGTAAACCATTTGGTTCTTCTAATAGATGGAAAGCAGGAACAATTGGTGGCCCTACTGGTGGACAAATTTATAATATATTTGACATCTTGTATGATGTTGGTGGAAATCAATATAACCATCACACAGCAAAAAATGTGCGTAGGTTAATACCCTTTCAAAATGTATGGTATCTTGATTGGTTATTTGACGATATTCAAAAAGGATTACATTAATGGCGATTACTATTTCAGATACAGAACCACGGGTTCAATATACTGCAACTGCAGGTCAAACAAGTTTTTCTGTACCATTTGAATTTTTTACAAATGCAGATATTAAAGTTTTTAACGGCACAAGCCAATTAACTTATAATGCATCACCATCGAGTGCTTCTCAATATTCGGTATCAGGAGCAGGAGTTTCTGGTGGTGGAACAATTACATTAGGGGGGAGTGGGGCTACTCTTAATGATGTAATAACTATTTACAGAGATTTAGCAATTGCTAGATCTACTGACTTTCCTACATCTGGTGCATTTCAAATTAATTCATTAAATGATGAATTAGATAAAATTATTGCTATGTGTCAGCAATTAGAAAGAGATTTAAAATTCTCTCCAAAAGCTGCTGCAACTACAGCTAATACATACAATATTACATTTCC